GGCCAGTGATGAATTGTCGGCTGGCATCTACGTGTAAAGCTATCAGAAATGCAGCAAATAACCCCTTGTATTGGAGGGAGTTATTTGGCAAGATGATAGGACTCAAAGTAGGTGCGCATCCTAAGGAACACACAGGACTCTTTGATGAAGCGATGATTTCTGAGTTCAAGACTGAAAATTTTAATCCGACGGTCTTTTGGAGCATTGAGCATCCTTGGAAGGAGATGTGTCGTTACTTTATGGAAAGAGACAAAGTGAATGAGTTGTGTGAGAAATTTTGTGAAGAAGATGAACTAAAAGTATTGCCCAGATTGAAGTATCATTTGGAAAGAGATTACAAATTGGCGACTCTGCATGCAGTTCATGAAAACACTCATTGGAATGTTACAAAACCTTTGTGGAAATCACATGTTTTGGAAGGACGCTCTTATATGCCTTTCAGGACTGCTTTTGTGGATGAATTTTTGCCAAATTGTATTTATGCAGAATTTCCTGAACGCATGGGAGGAGTAAGACGAATGAATCATTGCCATTTTGCAATTGTGTATTGGGGACTGAAGATGCGAGAGTACTTGGTGTACCAGAAGAAGAGAGATAAGAGTGAGATGGTTAGTCTGGGAGTCAGATGGAAACGAGATATCAAGGCGATCATGAAGCATTCCATGGACCACTGGGACTTGTCCTTTGTGGATTGGGAAGCCGAAAAGTGGGAGTATGCTCTCACTTGTTGTGCACATGGAGGGGAAAAATGTATTAAGTATCATCAGTATGATGTATTTCTCTCTGAGTTCAAGGAGACAAGTTCAAAAGACTGGTTTGAAGTGATGGACCAGATGTGGAAAGACCGAATGAAGAAGTTGCTGCAAGCAATGGACGGAATGGAAGTGGCCCAAAAAGATTATGAACGGACCAAGGATCTTACAACCTTGATGATGAAGACAGGACAAATGTTGGTTATGGCGACAGATTTGAATCCAAAATTCCCGACTGTTTGTGACAAGTTGGGGTATATGAGCGATCGAGTTCTTTACGCTCATTCGGATAACCAGGCGAAGGCGGGAGTGGAAGCAGTGGTGACAGAAGAGATAACTGATCTCCAAGCCATTACCACCCTGTCTGGCATTGCAGAACCAGATGTAATTCCAACAGGAGCAAGATTTCAGCCATGGAAAGGTAAAGAGAATCCTCTGCAGACGGAAAAGATTGGATCAATCTTTGAACGAGAGTATCAAATAGGAGGATTTACATGGTCAGGATCAACAACAGCAGGAACCATAATACAAACATGGGCATTCCCAGATGCATTGATAGGTTTCGCTCCGAACTTGCAGGAAAAGTTGTCTCGTTTTCATTATTTCAAGGCAAATATGACAGCGATTGATGTATCAATTTCAGCAAATCAGTTCTACAGCGGAATGCTGATGTGCAATTGGGTACCATTTTCGTATAGCACGGCAAAGCTCTCAAATATCTGGACTGCGTCAACATGCAATCCAGTGCTGATACCAGCAGGTGAGCCAGCTAGAATACGAATTGAAATGCCATGGGTGAATAATAAGACTTATTGGACCGATGAAAGTCTTGGAGATGGCCTTGGACATATGGGATTCTTTCAGATCATGATCATGCATCCCTTGTCGTTGATTGGATCAACAAATACACCCAGTGTGCCAGTAGCAGTGTGGGCACATTTCGAGGGGGCAGACCCAGCAGGACCCTCCTTAAATGCTCATTCAGGTTCAATGAAGGATGAGCAAAAGACACGCAGTAAAGGCGGACCAATCAGTTCAGGGTTGAATGCGATGGCAGACGTAGCAGTGACCATGTTCTCACGAACACTGATGGACCCTAGACTTGCAGCGGGGACAGCAGCCGTTTCGATGGGGCTTAAAGCTCTGGCAAGTGCAGCGCGAAAAGCGGGATTGTCTAACCCTATCTCGCTCAAATCAGAAGATCCAATTTTGAATCATACTACGTCGTCATTTGCGAATTCAACAGGTCTTGATGCCGCCATGACGATGACACTGGATCCAGCAGCAACAGTGTCAAATGACCGAAGTGTATTTGGTTGTTCAGATATTGTGGATAGTTACAAATATCTGGGAATGCTGCCAGGGCTTTTCGATACCTGGAGTTTTGACGGGACTTCAGTAAGTGGAGTGGTGGTGAAAACCTACCGCATCCGGCCCTCTATGTGTGCCACATTTTTGGACACAACCGTTGGACATAAATACAAGACGTATCTTACACCTCTCGCAACGTGTGCTTATCCTCATAAGTACTGGCGAGGGACCATTAAGATTTGTATGGTATTTAATTGTCCTCAATTTATGCGTGCGGAAGTACGTGGTTCATGGCATCCAACTTTTGCAGAAATTCCACCGTCGTTTGCGACGGGAGCAGGAGATTTCGTGAGTAGGACTTGGCAAATACAGGGAACAACGATAATAACGTTTTCTATTCCCTATTTCCAAGAAGAATTCTTTAAAGAAGTGGATGATCCATGGGTCACTAATTCAGCCAATGAAAACGGAGCTATTGCGATCAGCATAGTGAATCCCGTTATTCAAGGAAACACAGTGGGAGACAGTACCATTTATGTTTCGTCCTGGGTAGCAGGCGATGAAGATATGGATTTCATGTTTCCGTACGCAAGAGTGAACGCGACAGGTTACGCGCGGACACTGTCAAACTCAGTAGTAGCACCATCTGGAACAAAGATAGCTCAGGGAAGTGGTTTTGAACATAGCATTGTGAAGATATTTGAACAAGATTTTCCTTCTTTGATTCCAGCAAGTGCTTTGACCATTCAGAGATTGAACGGACCAGAAGTAACCCAATCAGTGAAGCAGCTGATGACGAGATATTGTTATTATGGAACAACCTCATTTACGAGTGATACCAGTGTAATTTTTATTCCGGCAGCACAGATCGAGGGGACAGCAACCACGACAGATGCACCGGATACACCACAGGCATTGTTCATGAATTGGTTTAACTATAGAAGAGGATCCTGGAACTGCAAGTTTGTGGTGAATGGAGCCTTTGATTCAGCTCAGAGTGTGAATGTTCCTGGACAAATGTATTGCTCTTTGGCACATGTGACAACAGGAGGAACAATAGAGAGCAGCTTCAATGGAGCCAATCAACATCAAGGCATTGTAATGCAGGATTTGGCCCATAGAGGATGCTTGGAATTTAATGTTCCCTTCTTTCATCCAAGAGCGTTCATCATGAACACAATAACTCGCGCTGCAGTCAGTGGGACCCGCGCGGACGCAGATCGTGTGGGAATTCAATTGATCGTTGAAAGTATAGCAACAAAGACCACAAACTGCCGGATTTATCTGGGAGTTGGTGATGATTTCTCCATGGGGTGGCCCGTGGGATGCCCAGTTTTGTTGTATGTTTCAGCAACACTGGATGAAAAGAAAACAGGTGGCAACCGACCTGAAGACCCGATGTCCTTTGTAAGAATCGGCGGTCTCGGGGATGCAAACAATGTATTGCGCCCCGCGGGCGCAGATCGGATACATCGTAACATCGGCTAAAACCGGCATTTTCTTTTAAATGTACTATAG